CTCGTGACTATCAATCAAGACCCACTCATCTAAATCAATGTCTTCACCATATTTAGCAACGTCTAACTCGTCTTGTGCGCTCATTTGCGTAATGTTACCTCCTGCTTGTTCAGGCACTAAACCAACTAAAGCTCTTACTTCGTTTGGAGTCATCGATTCAAGTACTTTATTTGCAACCAATGGAGAAAGTGAGTTAATACCATCGATAACACGTTTAGAATCTCCTGCAATTATTTCGCCTCCTGCATCTAAAGGTTGTAATGTTTTGAAAGATAGTTTTAATGAAATACCATTGAAAGATAATATTTTGTTTACCATTTCAACTATCATTTGTTGTTTTGGCTTAATCACCATGTTTTCAAACAACAAAGCCCCCGTTTTCATTTCATCAGCATTTGAACTAAATCCCGTCGCAACCGATACACCGAATAATAAAGGAGTAGTTACGTTATGTGAACGTAATATTTTAAATGTAGCCTCTTCACTTAAGTAATTGTAGTGGCTTGGCGCATCGTTCAATGGTATTGAATCAATTGTTGTTTTTGTATTCTCATTTTCATTAAATGATATTACAACTTTCTTACCTTTTGACCCTGTTAATTTACTAATTACTTGAGCAGAGATTTCATCTTTCATCTCGTCCGTTGGAGTACCATTGTTAAAATTCACGATACTGGTTGGCGCAAATGAGTTACTAACTTCATTAATAAGGTATTCCGCTATTTTTTCTTCAAGTAATGCGTAATCAATACCTCCTTGATAGTCTACATTTGAAAAGTATTTCATCCCAGCACTATAAGGTGCTAAATACAAAATTTCAACTTCTTTTTTCGACGTTCCAAACGCATCGAATCGTTTAGGTACATACTTCTTTGGGTCGCTCCAATTGTCGGAATAATAATAACCTACAATATCACCGTCTTGGTTGCACTTCTCAGGTCTTAATAATTGTATAGGCGTGTGAAAAGCCCTTGTAATTGCCTTATGTCCTTTGTCATAATGAATCTGTAAGGCACATTGACCAAGTGCGTACAAATCGAATATAATACGTCTTAAATCATCTTCCTTAAGAATAGATAATAGTTGCGCCCATTCATTTGGTTTCATTGCGCTATCCGTAGCGGTTAATCCTTGACCGAATATTAATCTACAAATGTTATTAATTACGGCGTTATTGGTTGCAGAATTACTATACCTGTCAATTAAGAATTGATAGTAGTTGTTATCCTCTCCGTATTCCACCCACTCGTTTTTGTTATTCTCAACAATTACGGGGGCAGTATAAGATGATAGTTGTATAATATTATTCATATATAATAAATTCGTTGGTTGTTACCGTTTGAGTAAAATTCGAGCTTGGATTGTCAGTACAAAATACACGTCCGTAAAATCGAATGTCGTTTGTTTTTCCAATCTTACAAATATACGTATGACCTTCTTTTAAACCAAATGTAGCGGTCGCTGTATGGTAATAATCACCCGTTGCGTACGTAGTAATATTAATAGTTGTAGTGACGTTTGTTTGTTCGTCTGTAAGAAATATCTTATCTGAATTCCCCGTGCCTTCACGTGGGATAAAATAAACCGTTTGCGGACTTGTAGAAGTAGTTAGTACTATCATATAATAGTATAACTAAAATTTAGTGTTTTTGTTGCAAAAAAAAGAGGGGCGTTTTAAACCCCTCCGAAAAATTAACTTGTTACAATTATCGACTGCACCCATGGCGAAATGGTATATACAAAAGAATCTGTCCCATTATCAACAAAAGGTGCCGGAAGTATCTCTTCTGCTTGGAAGGTCATGGAATAGCCGCTAAAATCTGAAAGCGCTGCGCCATTATTAATACTACCAGCCGTTAAATCACAACCTCTAAACATTCCAACTAAAAAAAACTGCCCTTCGTTGTTCTCTACTAATATATGAGGTCTTGAATGAGCTAAAGTTTTAATAGCGTTGTGTGTAACGATGTCTTGGTTTTTTAATTTAATAGTCAATGTTTGACGAAAGAAAGTCGTTCCGTTTTCCCGTGATGTTACAATCTCTTGGTCGAATACATTTTCATTAGATTTTAGCTCAAACTTATACAAATAATTAACATCATTTATAAGCTCAATCAATTCACCAATAGATGTATCAATTACCCATTCAGCTTCAACATTTTTATAAATGTCAGTAGGAGAAATAGTGTAATTAATAAAATACACATTACGCAACCCTGCAAAGCTATCCTTACAAGGCTCTGAACGTCCTGCTGTTATTAAGCATGCCATGGTTAAGCAGTTACAACAGTTGCACCCGTAAAACAATCAGCTACGATAGTAGAAGAACTTGTAATATCCGTGAATGGTGCCGGTAGGGCCTCTTCAGCGGTAAACGTTAAAGAATAACCGTTAAAGTCTCCTAAAGCACCACCATTATTGATACTACCAGCCGTTAAATCAGCACCCCTAAACAATCCCATTAAGAAAAATTGCCCGTTGTTGTTCTCTACTAACACGTGCGGTCTTGAGTAAGCTAATAACTTTACTTCTTTGTGTGTTGTCGCATCTTGTTTTTTTAGTTTAATTGTCAACGTTTGTCTAAAGAAAGTTGTACCAGCTTCACGACTTGATACGATTTCTTGGTCAAATACGTTTTCGTTAGACTTTAACTCATACTTGTACAAGTTGTCAACGTTTGTCACCGCAGTGATTAAGTCATTTGAGAAAGTCACATCAGACGGAACTATCTGAAAATTAATAAAGTATACGGCTTTCAGTCCTCCGATTGCCTCTTTGCACGCCTCCGCGCGTCCTATGGTTAAGTTACAAGCCATAATTTAAAGTTTAAAAAAAAAAGGAGGGAATATACCCTCCCTTTAATTGGTTATTAATTAGTTAATTAGTTAGCTGAATTTGTGATACCATACGTAACTATATCAGATACTGAATGATAATTTACAGCCATTCCCGCTCTAAGGACAAATCTGACATTTTGTGAACCGTCCGTTGCCGACATGTCTATGACCCGAATTTCATTTGCGTCATTTAAAAGTCCGCAGCCAAAAAACAAGTTTGAAGTCTCAGCAGCGATAGCAGTGTTAGCAGCCAATCCGTTCGCTACGAAAATTGGAATACCGTCGAAAGTTAACCCTTGACCATTATACCATTGTGTACCCTTAGCTTCAACACCATTGTTAGATGTAGCTGCGACTGAGAAACCACCTAAAGCTCTAATGTAAGCCTTAGCTATGTTTTGAGAAACATAAATTTTCAAGTCAGGCGAACCGTACAAAGCAGCCGGAATTGCATCTACTATCAAGCCTAATTGAGCAACGACATTTGAAGACGTAACCGTAGTACCTGCAACCTCATTTGCAGTTGGTAAAGCAGCATCAGCAGCTAATAAAGTAGCAATACCGTCAATTTGTCCTGCCGTAGCCGTAGCACCTCTCCAAATAGAAACCTCAACTGCCTCAGCAACTTTCTCCGTAATGTAAGCTAATAAGTAATCAACAAATGATTTAGCCAATACTTTATGAGCAGATACACCCATTTCTTCAGCTTCAAATGTAGCTTCAAAATCCTTTTTACACAATTGTAGGTTAACTTGGAAATTCTCCAATGTCAAACTTCTTTCAGAAAGTGTAACCTCAGAAAGTGCTGTAAAATCACACGTTGCATTTTTCAATAAAGCATCCGTAGATAACTTATGCATTGTTGTCTTATAAGCAATGTTAGGAATGATAGTCATACCTCCATTTGCTAATGTGTTACCGCTTAATAACGCAGCTTTTACCCATAGCTTAGAATCCTGTCCAGCATATGATGTACTAATGTTTACTGTTGTAGCCATTTTTTATTTGTTTATTTGTTGTTATATACTTCTTCTAAAATTCTATCTCTTAACGATTTTGGCGTATTAATCGCTAAATCTACTCTCTCCATTGGTTGTACGTTCTCAGGGTTGAATTGAATCGGTTTAGGCTCAGCGCTAAATTCGATAACGTCCGTTGGTTGTTCTTCAACTACTTCTGGAGTCATTGACGCTAACTTAGTTTCAAGCTCTGCAATCTTTGCCTCCATTTCTGCGAAGTGTTGCTCCGTGATTTGTACAACTTTCTTTGGTTGTTTCACTTCAACTTCTGGAGTCACATCCGCTTCAACAGGCATCTCTTCCTCTTCTGATTCTGCAGGCATTTCCTCGATAGCTGCGATAATTCCAACTTCTTCAATTACCAATAAGCGACCGTCTTCAAGTTCGTACTTACCAACTTCTAATGGCACTGGTTCACCTTCAGGAACCACAATCATAACACTTGCACCAGTCTCGAACGAATCCGATTCGATTACCGTGTTACCGTCGATCAATTTCATTTGCTCCAACTTCACTTCCATTCCTAAAAATGTCTTGATAGTTTTTAAAGCGTCTTTTATTTCTTTATTCATAAACGTTTTTCTTTATTAACTTTATTAACCTCGTTCTGTTGTAATTTCCCTTACTTGTATCGTGTGGTTTACGTTACTTACTACTTGTTGCTCAGTACTTCCAATCCCTTGTGATTGACCATCGCAACACTCTTTAGAGTAAGTGCCATCTTTGCACTGACATCCTTTTTTACCTCCTTTTCTCATTCGCATAATACACTCCCTATTTCGTTAGTTTTCTGTTTAAAATCCTTATAATCAAAATCTAATTTATTGTGTTCTTTTACAAAGTCTAACCCAATGTAAGCAACGAAGTAACCATCTTTAAAGTAAGGTGCAACACAAAGCGATTTAATACCTTGTTTCTTTAATGCTAACCTTGTGGATGTTTCTTGTAACTTATTAATGTCGGTGTACTTACATTTGTCCAACATAACCTCCTGTAAGAATAATGGGAATAGGCTAACAGGTAACTTTTGCAAGTTTCTTGATTCGTAGCTTACACCATTGTTACATACTTCAAAGCTCATAGATGTATGGTTTCTATGCGTTCCGTCGTAGTACATTACATTGTTAGAAAATTGAAATACATAAGCCCTATCCGCTCCGTATTGAAACATCAACTCGTTAAGCATTTGTTGAATCAAAACATTATTATTAATGTCTTTTTTTACCTCGTCAACTTTATCTATTTTGGTTATTACTACCTTAGTGACTAAAGATTTGTAATAAAAAAGAATGAGACCAAGTAGGATTATGATTAGCACTATTGTTCTTGTTTTTCTGATTTGCTCTAAAATGTACTTGACTTCATTCATAATTGTATAACTTTTATTTGTGATTTTGTTGTAAATTACACGGGTATTTTGACAACATTGAAATTAAAATCTGTTACTCTTATATCTGTTGAAGATGTGTTTCTAACAAATAGCTCTATGTAGTCATTTGCTACCATTTCAAGAACCGCTTGAGTACTTCCTCCATGTTCAACGTTTGCTGTTGCAGTTCTAACTATACCCTCACTTTCGGTTATTATAGTTCCGTTTTTAGCAACACCAATTGAAATAGATTGACTAGTTCCAGCACTCCTAACAGTTGCGTTTACTGTTACTAAAAATGAATTTGTAAAAGCTCCGTTGTATGTTAGTCGGTTTGTTGTGTGTGTGAATTTCGAGTTTGTTCCGCTAGTTGTTGTACCCGCAGCTTTAACCCACACGTTCACGTTACTTACTCCAATAGTTGTATCTGTTGTATTGTTAAGCATATACATGAACCCCTTTGTAGAGGTATTGGTAATACCAACGCAATTCACAAATAAAGCTTTGTTATCTGTATAGGTAACACCACTTTGATAAGTGCCACCACCTGAGAAATTAACAGTGTCTAAAATGTATCTTTCACTTGAAATTGTAGCGCTCGCATTTACATTAATACCTGTTTCACCTGACAACACAACAAAAGACGAATAAATAATTCTAAATCTTCTGCTTACTGTCAATGTAGATGGTAAAATTAAAGCAGTTGACGTAGTAGCGCAATCAAATAAACAATTACTCATTCCAATCGTTCCAATCGTACCATCAAAGGTTAAATTACCACTATTTAGAAACGCACTATCACTCATCACAAAGTTTGTGTAGTCTTTAATCGTTCCAACCGTTGCGCAATCTGTAAAGTTAACTCCGAACCAATCTAATGCAGTTGTTGTGCCGTCACCATCAAGGTTTAAAGCCGTGCCATGGGTAATAGTTATATTTCTAATAGGCAAAGAATAAACCGACGTAATTAATGCAGTCGAACTACTTAACCCCGTTGATTTCAAAATACAATTCTCAGATGATCCTCCGATAATTACACTATTCACTCCACCTACTAAACGTGAACCTGTTAAATCTATTGTTTTAGTAATGAAATATGTAATGTTATCCTCTAAAGTTATCACACTACTAACTGCTGTCGGTAAGTCTAATATTGAAAATACAAACACAAACTCATTACCTGCTAACCCTGTCGACGTTGGAAACAACTCAACTATCGTGCTCCCATAACGCGTGTAATTAAGTCCTGCAACCGTGTCTAAGTATAGTTCCCCCTCGTAAATATCAGTTGATAACCACGTGCCATCCCTGTGGTCTGAACTACTTGGTATAGTAGGCGCACCCGCTCCCTTTTTTATTATTATTCGTTTTGTTATATCGCTCATAAATTGTAAATGTCTGAATTAATACTCGTGCCTACACCTCCTGTAATCTTGTAAACGTCCTCATCTGCTCCAGTCCCACCAAATAGAATCCCGTTGTCTTCGTCGGTTAAATAGGTTTTGAACCATGTCATAGCAACTCTATTAGGTATTTCGCTATCGATAGGCTGTAAAAATAAAGAGTCACTATCGCTAACGGTAGTGACTGCTCTAAATCTTATGAATGAAGGAGTTATTTTGTTATTGAACTCAGTCATTTTACAATGCTAAATTACCTGATACATACGCCTCTGTTGCTGAAATAAACAGAATAGTAGCCATGGAATACTGAGTGTTGATTTTCAATTTGCCGCCGTCACTTCTTAACGTCATTCCAGCGCCTGCCGATATTGTCGTTTGCCCTGCTCCATATTGCGTGATCAAAATTTGATTCCCTGCAACAAATACATCAGCGGGTACAGTTAACGTGTTAGCCGTTGCCTTGTTCATTTCGATAGTCTTCAATTGGTCAGCATAAACCAATGTATAACTATCTGTTTTTCTACTTAATGTAAGTTTTGCGAGTGCCTTTTGCTCTCCATACTCAGTCAATGGGGTTAACGGTAAGTTAGAATCGTATCTAAATGTCTTACCTGTTGCTAATACTTCAATGATTTGACCGTTAAACAAGGCAGTATATACCCATGCAGTCCCGTTATATTCAGCGATAGTATATGGATTATCAGACGCAACATCCATCAAGTATTTATTTCCTGTTGTAGCCGTACCAACTGTATCAACATAATCAAGTACATCATAACTAACTGCCACTTTTGTAGGTACGTTGTTAACCAATGCTTTTTGTGGACCGTATTCTGTTAATGGGGTTAACGGGGTATTAGAATCATATCTGTAAGTCTTACCGGTAGATAATACCTCTATTAATTGCCCTGTTACTAAAGGTGTGTATACCCATGCTGTACCGTTGTACTCTGCAATCGTGTACGGATTATCAGACGCAACATCCATCAAGTATTTATTTCCTGTTGTTGCCGTGGTAGGTGATATAACGTAATCAAGCACCTCTGTCGCAAACTCTGTTGCGGTACCCAACGGCACAACAGCCCCGTTTGCATGATATTTTAACTTTCCGTTGTAATAGTGGATTGTTCCGTTTTCTTTTACTATTCCTGTTTCGTCTGTTAAAACATCAGGTTGCACCTTCCATGTTGCGTTGTTGATAACTTGCGTGTTGTCAATTATTGTTACTCCCATTTTTATATTTGTTTTAAAAGTTCCTTTATTTCATTCACTATGTCCTCATGACTCTCGGCTTGCAATTGGTCTAAGCCGTCAAATTTCCCCTCGATACTAAACCCTTTGAATTTACCGTCTTTGATTTGTTGCCAAACTTCTTCATTGTAAACTTTCATTTTAACAACCCATGAACCTTTAACCGCATTTAGATTATACAAGTTTGACTTATCGAATTTCTCATCTTCTACAATCCAACTTTCGATTAAGCTCACACCCTCAACACTATGTTCGTGATCTACCGTCACATTGTTATTGTAATTCTTTTTTAGATAAAGTTCTTGCACCTTTGCAATCGTTTCTTCACTGAAAGAAATCGTAAATTCTTTGTCTTGTATACGTCTGTAAATCTGTTTGTTAGGCACTAATGCAAGTCCAACAACTTCACGCTTTTCATCGTTGGTTACTTTCAATTCAACGCTTATCTCACTTAAGTAAATAAACGTTTCTTGAATGGCAGGCTTGTCGACTAATGAAATTGCGAAAACCCCTTGTTCGTCATCCTTTATTGTTAGCTCTATGTTCTGCATATCTTTATAACTTAAATTTGATTAAAATGTTGCATTTCTTACCCTATTCCTATCTAAGGCTTGCGCTGTCGATACCTCACCACTTACTACATACGCTTTTACAGGTTGTTGTTGTAACGCTCCTAATTGCATCTGTGGTTGCGCTTGTATAATATCAAAGCTTGGTGTACGTGGTGCGCTTGCAGTTGGTGTGTTACCTCCACCATTATTACCTCCACCGCCTTGAAATTGTGTATTAGCAATTTTAGCAATATTCAACGCTCCAATCGTTCCTATTAACCCAGCTTCAACAAAGTTCAAACCTGTTGCTACTTTACCAAGGTTACCACCTCCACTTAACGCAGCCGTCACACCTTGCGCAGTGTTCATAATTGCTTGACCAATGTTAACCGCTTTATTTAGTTCAAAAGCTTTCTTTTGGTCAGCTTCATTACCTTGAGCAAATAAATCTGCAACGCCTTGAATAACGCTAAAAGCATCGTGCGCCATTCTTATCTTTTGGTCTTTTACTTGTTTTTCGAGTTGTTCTTCATCTTCAACTCTTTTTTTAAGGTCTTTTATTAACTCTTCATTTGTTTCTTTATTTATTTGTATTATTAAATCTTTTTTTCTTTGTTCTCTTTCTCTTTCTTTTTGAAATTGGTCTTCAATGTTTATAGGTTCTAATCTTAATGCATCTGTTTCCTCTTGCATTTTTAAACGCTTATTAAAGCTTTCTTCATAAGTTTCAACTTCTTTTTTTAAGTTTTCTTTTAAGTTGTTATGTGATTCTTTAAAATTATCTTTTTGTTTTGTTAGTGTAGATATATTAAGCTCCTCCTGTTTTAACTTTAACTCATCGTTTTGGTCTTTTTTAGCCTTTAAAATTGCATTTCTTTGCGCTTGTAAATCCTTAAACTCTTTATTTAAAGCCTTTGCCCTATCCCAATCTTCATCAACATAAGCCTCGATATACATGTTTCGCTTATCCTTAAGCAATTTATCAAGCTCTGCAACCGTTCTTTTTTGTACTTGTACACGTTCTTTGTTACCTTTTTTCTCAATGTTCAATAATTCTTGTTCACTTGCACCTCTTGCACGTGCCAATCGTAACTCAGCATTGATATTTTTATCAATTTGCTCTGTATTTTTTTGATATTTTATATTTGCTTTGTCAATCTCACTATTCAAGGCGTTTTGTCGACGCTCTAATTCCTTAGTACCGTCAATCCATTCCATTATTTTAGGTAATAGAAAGCCAATCGTCACTACCAAAGCTCCAATACCCGTAGCAATAATAGCCCCCTTTAACGTTGCAAATGCTGCTACAACTTGGTTTTTAACAACCGAAGCTAATTGAATAAACGAATCCTTTGCACCTCCTAAAGCTTGTAGCCCTTCAGCTAAAGCCATGGCGCTCTGAACCTTAAGCAATTGTTCTTCTACCTTCTTACTTTCAACACCTACTAAGCCCAAAGCACCTTGATAGGCAGCGAAACCACTCGCAACACCTCCTAAAGATGAAGACAAAGCCTTGAATTTAGCATCAGGATTAAACGCATCCGTTAACGCTTTCGCATCTTCGATTTGGTCTTTTAGCTCCGCTGCTCTTTTCGCTGCATTTGCTGCCTCTCGTGACGTTGCACCGAACTGCTCCGACAACTTAGCTACTTCCGCCTGTGCTTCTCTAAGCTGTGATTTAAGCGAACCTAAATTGTTTTTAACCTCTAATTCAATTATTTTTTTCTCTGCCATCTTTCAGCTTGTTTTAAGTATAACTCCCTTTTCGCTTGTTTGTAGCTTTCACGAATAGAATTAGTAAGTTTATATTTCCCCTTTGCGATGTCGATTATCTCGCTTTGTCCGTAAAAGTCGTTCGACTTCAATAGTTGTATAATTGTATTAAGCATCTTGGTAAATTGTTAAGTAAGGTTGTCCGTCACGTAAAAAGTTTTTGCTAATTGGTAATCCTGTTGTGTTTGCACTAACTATAAAACTTAACAGCTCGTTTTCTGTTGAAATAAAAGTAACACCAGTGTAAGTAGGGTCATCAAATGTAATAGATGTTTCAGCAGCTCCATTCGGAACAATTATGGGCACTTCAATAATACCCCCAGCAGCGCTTTGAACAGGGATATTAATATTTGCAATTGCTCTAAAATCATTGATCAATGCTAAATCCACGTCTCCCGTTGTTAGGTTTACTTTCATCTCGTTAATAATATAACGTTTATCTCTAATTATTAACCTATCGTTTAGCTTTAAACTTGTAAGTAATGAAATAGGAAATAGTGCTTTAACGTTGGTTAATCTGTTTTTAGGGTTAAACAAGTTTTGCAAGTAACCAGCGTAATACTTAGCGTACAAAGTGTTTGTAATTGTCACACCATTAAACGCACTTGGCTCGGTAGCAAAATGATTTGAATAGACACTATTGTTGTATGTTATTTGGTTACACAACGGCCTGTACGCTGTTAGCAAAGAAGCTCCACTTCCATCATCAAAATAAAACGATTTACTTTGATATGAATCTAAATACAATAATATTGGTTTATTATCGTAACTTTCAGACGCTGTATTTTCATTTAATAAATACGCTTTCGGCGGTTCGTTAACATCTGCTATGTCTTCTTTAGCAAAGAAAATATTTTCAAATGGAAGGTCTACCTTGTAATCTCCACCATCGTAATTCGCAAACGATTCTTTTACACTTCCAAACTCTCTTGTTGCGTTGGTTGTCTCATTGAAATACTTCTCATTCAAATAACTTTCTGACTTCTCATAATCGAAAGATATTTCTTTGTAAAGTTTGTGACGTTCAATTGTTATTTCGTCCGTGTCAACGTATTCTGTAATGTCTACAACAGCTCCCTTTGTATACCAATCATCTAAAGGTTCTACTTGAAAGTTATCTACCGATGTAGCGTAACAAGTAAGGTTAAACATTTTAAATATACCACTTACAAAGTCACTAATTTTCATGTTAGGTGCGTACACCGACGGGTCAACATAAGGGCTTGAAAAAGTAACCGCCCCACTGCTTGCCGTGTTTGTTACATATGGTGAAACCTCAAAACCTCCATTCCATGTAGTTCGATAATACTGATAATTAAACGCAAATGTTATCGTTGCCGTTCCTGCTGTTGATGCTCTTGCTCTTAATTCTAATTTAAAACCCGTAAATAATGCAGCATTAAAATAAAGGGCTACATAACCTAATTCTGTAATCTCAGTTGTTTTTATAAGTTTACCATCTAACACCGCATCAATAAAAATTCTAATACCCGCTGTTGCGCTTGTAAAAAATGCTGATACCGTTAAATTTTGTGTTCTGTTTACTTGAGCATACTGTGGTACTTGAAGTATGTTATTAGTACCCGTTACGCTATTGAAAGTTAAATTCTCAGTTTCACTATACGCTAAAAAGTCTTTACCACTCTTCAACCACAAAAACAACTCAGTAAACAACTTTTGATTAAAGAAATTCGAGTTAAATGATACGTTAAAATCGTTTTGTATTGCTTCAAAAATGCGCTTCACTTTCAATGCAGGGAACAACTCATTGTAAACAATTGCTCCACCCGTTGTATCAATACAAGTACTTGTATTTAATCCGTATGTCCAATGTCGTTTTGATGTTATTAACGGAAACTTTATGTCCTGACTATTTGCATTTAATAAACGAGCCTTTACACCAAAACCGCTGTAATTCATCCCATACGAGCGTAAATCTAAATCCTTTAAAGTCTTATCTCCAAACTTATCCTTAAGGCTCGTTAAATCTCCGTAAAACGTAATAGAATAGCTTTCAACTCTACCCTTAACAACGTTTGAACTTTCAATTGATATTTTCCCACTCCGAAATGGAATAGTACCTATCTCGATAAATGCGTTACGTCTTATGTTAGGATTGTTTTCCGCGTCTACATCCGATTGGTAAAAGTGTTCAAACAAACGGTTATTATGCGGTGATGCAGGAATAGTAAACGACTGAGTAAAGTCAGTGTAAACCTTTGCAAGGTCTTGTACGTTTTGTATCGAGCTATTAATCTGTATCTCTTCATCGTTGAATAATTCTAACTTTTCATAGTTGCCTGAATCCGCGATCACTTCTATATATACGTCTACCTGTCTCATTATACAATGCTATTAATTAAATCATACGCAAATTCAAATTCCAAACTATAATTAATCTGTTTTGTATTAATCGACTTGTTTAGTTCAATTGATTTAGTTTTAAGTATCGCAGGCTTTTCGTCTACTAACACCTTTTCACTTAGCATCATTTGTTTTAAATTGTCTTTGAAGTCCTCTTCAACCCATCCTGAATTTACCTTTATAGTTTGCGTTCCATTTTGGTTATACGTTGTTCTTTGACCTCCTGTTAAGCTATAATTATACGGTTGCATTAAGTTATAATCTTTGTTTGTTACTTCAATATTATCGTTTGAAGCCTTAAAGAAAAACTCACGTTGGAACGCACCATATTTATTTATGAAGTCAACCTTTACAGGTGTGTACAAACATTCTTCAACAGGCTTAAATGTCCATGTAGCTTGAACTACATTTGAACTATTTAATAGTTCTACCTTATACTCTTTTGTAAACTCCGAGTTATAACAACGTGGCACGTAATAAAAACCTAAACCTAAAGACGCGCTTAAATAAACAATACCATCGGTAACATTTGTCCATCTTATTTTGTCAGATGATGCAGCGTAAAGCATAATAAACCCAGCATTCGAGCCACTATGATAGTAGTAATTCTTTTGGTCTAACAAGTAATTCCCACCGTTATAGTTCACACCATTTGCAAACTCACTATAACCATCCGTTGCAATGTAGTCGGTTGTATCAATCAATGACTCAGTTGCTCCTACGGTCTTATATCTTTTTACCCTTACATTTAGTTTATCTATACACGTGTAACTAACAGCAGCCGTCAAACTTGTAACGTTACTATAAGCCGTATGGTCAAAAAATTCACGTATGTATGGTGAAATATCATAATAAGTTGTCGGTGCATTCGATGCAGGGATTGCCTTACTAAGTGTATAATTTAAAGTTGGTGTAGCACCTAAAGAACCGAAGCTTATAAACAATTCTATTCGTGTACTAACTTGACTTGCCTCATTAATGCTAATAATATACGGTGACCTTGCTCTAATCATTTCGGTTGTTTAATTGAATAGTTAAATATCTTTTCTAAATCTATTTTTAAATCGTTGACTAACTCTTGAGGTAAACGTTTGTAAGCCGCTTCAAAAGGCTTAGTAAAAAACAAAGTAGGTCGTAACCCTTTCGCATAGATTGAACGTGTTATTATCCATGCTGTTGCATCGTAACTCATAAACTTACCTTTCTTATCTTTGAACTGAAATTTACGCGCCTTAACCCATCGTTGTATACCTTCCGTTAATCCACCCTTTGCTCCCGTTCCGCTCCCAAACTTATATGGTGATTTTGGCGCTCTTGCATTTGAACGTTTACCTCTTACCCCTTTGTCTTGATAAAACCCATACTCTTCCATTTCAAAGCTTAACGAGTAACCCTTAGCATAAACCTTCGCTTGACCCTTCAAAGAGTTGTAAAGTTTTCGTGTGTTGTTGTGCGAGCCAAAAGGCGCACGTCCCTTTGTTAAGTTAGTGCGTGCTTGTTTAATTACGGAAGACTTGAACTTATCCAACGCATCTTGTAATCCCGATTCTCTTAGATCAGCTAACATATAGTCATCTCATTAGGTGCTAATATGTCAAAGGTCATAGTCCAACCAGCAACCGCATCTGTAAATCTATCAACAAAAGGCTCGCAACTTGCTGTATCGTCCAACACCTCATAACCTAAATCACTAATATCACCACGTCGAACCCTCTCAAATATCCTGTTTAATATACTTAACGTTGTATTTAATACATCATCTTCATTATCGTTACCCTTGAATATGTCCGTTACATTGTCTTTACTAATATCAACTATCGACATCATAACCAATGATATGTTATAAACCGTTGTATTACCTCTAAATGCCACGTCGTTAAAGATAATGTGGCACAATGGGTACATGTCTTGCTTAGCGTTCGTGATCTTATCCAAACTTCCCTTCGTTACTCTATTCACTAAAGGATCAGCAAGTATTGAATCATGCAGTAAAGTTGATAAATTATAGTAGTTTTTCATGTGACTTCTTTAATTGATTAACTTCTATTCTGCTTTTTTGTTGTTCGAACGTTAAAAATGTTAGGCATTGATGAAGTCCCAGCGCTGTAACTTCGTCAAATCTTCTAATGTCTCCTTGAGCGACGTGATAGATTGAACTATACCATCCCCATTGTTTGCTGAACTGAACATTTTCTGAATACGGGTTTTGTTCTTCATCTGTTCCAAAGAGGACAGCGTACTGCTTATTAATTCGATTCCTAAAGTCCAAAAAAAAACCGAAGCGGGAAGTACAACGTCCAACGGTGCGTATCTAAGAACCTCTGCGTAACTTAAATCACCTTTGTAAGGTTCTATTTCATATTTGCCTTTAACGTCCTTTACAATCGGTCTATACATTACAGCCAATGCTTTGTGTATGTTTTGAAAGTCACCTATGTTTGCTTCAATGTCGATGTACTCACCCCAACTGATTTCCTCAAGATCAGGAATAAATCCAAACTCTACACCATTCAATTTGAATCTATGTTTGAAGGCAGTTTTTTCGTTAAATATTTTATTGAAATGTTGCACCAATTCGATAACGGTCGACGCTTTCATTTTAACAACTTCTTTTAATTCTAAGCCACAAAAGATTTCAATCATCTTTTGAAATACAAACTCTTTGTCATCCGAATTGTTAAGTGTTATCATGTACTTTTGATACCTATCTAAACTAATCTCTGATAGGTTGGATGGTATTTCAATTTCAATCTTCATAAATATTTTCTATTGTAACATTGTAACCTAACTTTTCAAGAATGCCTTCAACGATTGTTTCAGTGTCTGTATTACCAAAATCAAGTTCTTCACCATTTACGGATGTTTTTATAAAATCCCCTTGGCAACAACCATCTCCACAATAGGTGCCGTAATGTTTAAATGTTATTTCTACTCTCATCGTTTTGTTGGTCTTAACAATTCGTTATCTTACTTGCATTACTTTCGATTTAACACCTTTCCAATATTTCAAAGTCGCCTCAGCTTTCGCAACCTCGTTGTCGATTGACTCAACGCATTGGAATTTCCAATTGTCTCCGTGTTCATTCTTGTAAGCATCGGCAACCTTAACCGCACTTTCATTAATCATTTGTCTTAGTGATTTACCTGATTCCATATTTTCCTTTATTTGGGTTTGCTAACTGATAACTAACTGCATAACGTAAAGCATCTAATCCATGATTGAACTTATCAATCGGAGTTTCGGACTTCTTTTCCAACCAGCAATAGTTATTTAATTCTTTTATCAAATCTACGGAATTTTCGTCAATAATTAAGTCATAGTCTTGTAATAAACTTATCCCATATTTTACTGAGTCCGCTCCTTTGATTGTTGGCACTATGTTTAATCCTTGTGCCTTTAGTTCGTTGATCAAACGTGGCTCTGCGTTATCCGCTACTATTAAGTCACGTCCCGCAAATTGTCTATTAAGTTGTGCTAATTGTGATGTTGTTAATCCTGTTTGATAAATGTGCAATCTAACATAAATAATCTTGTTAGTCTTATCTATTGAAGTTTCAACTAATGTAGATGGGTCTGTACTAAAACCGTAATCCTGTCCGAATACACTACCATTATCTTTGTTATATGGTCCAATCCTCCAATTGGTAAAGATAACACCTTCTGCTTTATCCAACCATCCACCAAGGATTGTGTGTTTATACTTATCAGGACGTCGTTCTTTTATTGTTTTTATTTGATTTAAGAAACTTTCAGATAAGTTTGATATATTATCTTGATACGTTGTATGAATGTAGGTTGTATCGCCTTTAATTGTATTGACTCCTGCTTCGACTCCTCTACTCTCAAAGAACTTTCTATAAATAAAATGCTCTTTCGTCGCCGGGTTAAGTATTAATATAACCCTGTTTTGTTTTTCTTTATGTCTTATCGAATAGTCAATCTTATCGAAAGTATCTTCATCGGTCAACTCTTCAGCTTCATCAAGTACCCATGTAGTAACACCAGCCAATGATTTAAGATTAGCGGTTTGAGTTCCGCTCGATGTCTTAATTCCTTTGAATAATATCTTACTACCCGTCCTTAGATTAATGATTTCATCTTTGGTAATATGAAAGTCTTTATGCTTATCTAATATATCAATCTTATCAATAAATTCAGGTATAATAGAGACGTGAGCAGAAGTAAGAGTGTACCTTGTAAATAAGATAACATGGTTTGTTTCGTATGTGAGGAGTAGTAATAGTAAATTAATAGAATATGACTTACCACTACCCCGACCACCTGTAACAATGAAATATCTACTGTCATTTCCAAATGCTTTATATTTCGGATTCAGAAGTACCAAAACTTATAATATCTTTTAGATTCATTCCTGTAACATTAACATCAGATTCAATCCTTTCTTTTGGTTTACCATATGAGTATTCAATGATAATCTTTGATGCACTAATTTTATCAGCATCTTTTGACTTATCACTAACCACTATATTAGCAAGGCATTGAATAGCATCTAATGAATAAGGCATCATTAAATCTCTGATTCTATTCTCTTCGTCTTTTGGTTTACGTCCTGCCCTTCCTGCGGTTGAATGTCCACCGTTATTTTTTCGGTTGTCCATTTAATTTTGTTTTAATTAATTAATCATCCTAATAACGCAC